AATCTAGCAAAATCTACATTTAAACCTTTTGCTATTAAGTAACCAGCTATTCTTGCTGCAGTATCATTTCTGCCTCCCTCACTTACAGACTCAAGAGATAGTGGTGTTGATATAGGCTTACCATTTATTTTATCTGCGCCAGTTACTTTAACCCAATGGTCCTTTGTAAAGTCTGGCAAATCGTTTGTATCATGTAACTCCCAGTCCTCTATTAACTGAGGCTCATAAATGACGCCGGTGGCATGTATATTATAGGGGGCTATAATTAGACCACCAACGCCTCTTATGTCTATAAGCTTATCGGGGTCATAATCTGCTACCCTTCTTGCTACATAAGTCGTAAAATTTTCTGGATTGTTATAGTAGTAGTGCATACCCTTGCCAGTAGCTACCTTTAAGGGGGTAACTGGTAAATTATTTGCTGCCCATATGACGGCTTCTGGTGTATCTGCATCTACGACCAAAAATTTACCAGTTACTAAAGCTACGACTAAATCATCACGGCCTTTAAACCATCTAGTTATTTCCTCTGTTGTTGGCTGCTCGCTTTTGAATCTTTCCCAACTGCCTAGTTCCTTGGGCGGAACTTTGTTATGGCGTTGTAGCGGTACTACGCTGAAACCTGATTCTGCATACGCAAGTGCTAAATCCAACGCAGAGTCTTCTGCTGTTGCTTTGACGTTGAACACTTGTATTAATCTTCAAAATTAGTTTCAAGTGGCCCATAAATAGATTCAAAGTCCAGCTTTCCGTCGGCTGCTTTGATTATTTTTTTGGCCTGTTTTATTGATGGCTGTCTTCGGCCATACCTCCAAGACTTGGCAGTATTTTCGGTACACTCAAATAATTTTGCTGCACCAGCATTGCCTATATAGGCAATATAATCTTTTAAAGATATTCTATTCACTTCTCTCTCCTTTAATTCAGGCTCTAATTTGTTATCATAAAACTCTTGTATGTCTTTTTTACAAATTTCTTGTAACCTGTATAAGTAATTCACTTTCCATTGGTTTTTATTTACTTCGCTCATAGTTGCTTTTTGTAATAAATTTTTTTTGAACTAAAAGTATACAGTTATATTTTTCTGATGTATACTCTTATTTTATCTTTAGGAGAAAAATTATGAGCGATATATTAAGTCGTATAAAAAGCCCAAGTGATTTAGTTGAATTGCAAGGCGCTAAATTACTTGTATATGGTATTTCAGGAGCAGGTAAAACTACTCTCTGTAAAACTGTTCCAGGTAAAACACTTGTCGTAAGTATGGAAGCTGGTTTGTTATCTATTAAGGACGCTAAAAATGTTACTGCTATTGAAGTAAAAGAAGCTGCCGAGATAGAAGAAATAGCACAGCTACTAGAAAGTGGTGAGTTAGATTATGATACCGTTTGTTTAGACAGCGTTACAGAAATGTCTGAAATTGTTTTGGCAAATGAGTTAAAGAAAAGCAAGGACCCAAGAAAAGCTTATGGTGAGGTCATTCAGATAATGACTAAAACTATGCGTAGGTTCAGGGACCTTCCAATACATGTTGTATTTATTGCTAAACAGCAAGAGATACGAGATGACGCTACAGGTATGTTGCATTATCAACCTATGATGGTTGGTACAAAGCTGCCTACACAGATTCCTTACTTCTTTGATGAGGTGTTATGTTTGAGAACATTTGATACGGAAGACGAGAAAGGAAAGAAAGCTACTGAAAGGTGGTTGCAAACAACTCTCGGAGCAAATTATATTGCTAAGGATAGGAGTGGTAAACTAGATGACCTAGAAGAACCTAATTTATCACATATTATTAACAAGTTAGGATTTACAGGAGAAGCATAATGTCTGACTTTGAAGGAATTGATTTTACTAACGTAGAATCAGAACAAGAGGAATCTTCCTCTTACATACCGAAAGGTGATTATAATTGTATTATTAGCGAATGCGTGCCACACATGTCTGCTGCTGGTAATAAAAGCATTAAGCTAGAGGTTAAAGTACATAACGAACCTAAATATAATGGTTGGATTGTTCGAAAATACTTTAGTCTTTGGTATACAAATGATGATGCTGAAAAACAAGAACAAGTTAGAGGCTACGCTGCTTCTGATTTTAAACGCTTGTTAAACTCTGTTGGTTTAGAAACACCACCAGATGATGCTTCTGAATTACAGGGCAAACAATTGGTTTGTACTTTTTCAGAAAGAGAGAGTGATAACGAAAGCTATCCAGACACTACAAATGAGATAGTTGCGTTTCGTACTCCAAAAGATAATGGAATTGCGCCACCTAAAAAGGTAAGCGTACCTCCAAGTATGGCAAAAGCAGAAGAAAACAAACCTGCGAAACCTACTTTATAGATATTACAGGCTTGCTAGGGGCCTCAAGGGAACCTCCGTTAATCCATAACTCCCTGCCTAGCATTTTAATATGACAGAAACTATTGACGAACAAATTAAAAAAGCAGAAACAGAATTAGAAACAGCAAAAGAATATTTTGAAGTTAAAAAAAATATTTTGTTTTTTAAAAAAGCAGAAACAGAATTAGAAGTTAGTCTTGAAGACTAATCAATTTATTTAAATACCATCTTGCTTTTAAAAGGCCTTCAAGCTGGTCTTTCTTTTCATAACGCCACATGTATTTAAGAATGTTACCTTTGCAATACCCTGCAAAAGCTTCCGGAGTCATACTGGCTTCTATAGCATCAATACATTCTATATCGCCTTGATAGTGTGGGGGGTGGTTTACGTTATCTGTCATTCTGTTTCTCCAGTTCATTAATTGTTTTTTTGTACCAAGCAATATGTTTTTTGTACACATCACTATTTAAAAAATTAACAAAAGCACTATCACGTTTTTTGTACGATTTAAGTGAGTTTTTAAAATATATTAATTTTTGTTCTCTATTCATTATGTCAATATCTTTCCAACTAAATGTTTTTTTCATTTTGTTTCTCCAAGATATTTATCTATACAATCATCAAGTATTGGTTTTACAGAGTCATAAGCATACGCATAGTTTTTTCTGTCTATACCCTCTTTTGATGTATCTCTTGAATAATAATAAGCATGTAAAAATCTTCTACTAAGTGCATAACACATATTCGGTTCTAATTCTTGTCTTAATGAATCCTTTGATGCTTCATCAATATCAGTTAATACTTCTTCCGCTAGTTCTACTAATTTAGCTTTGTTCATTTTGTTTCTCCAACATTTCATCAAAAGATTCTCTAATTAATACAAACAAACTATCTCTTAAATTAGTATGTAATTTGTCAGAGGAGTTAGGATTTCCAAGAGCTAACCACATTTTTCTAGCCACTTGACACACATAATACTGCTTTGTTCGTTCCATAGATTCTTTTTCTGCTTCTTCAAAAGCATCAATACATATTTCTTTTAATTTAGCTTTGTTCATTTTGTTTCTCCTTCTTTGTAGACTTCTCTTCCCAAACATTCTTAAGTTTGGTTATGTCTATTTTTTCTTTTGTAACTTTCTTTTTGGCTTTGTTAAATATTCTTTCCCAACCTTTATCCCATTTATCTGGGCTTTTGGCTCTAGGTTTGTCGCCTTTACCGCCGTGCCAGGGTTTACTCACCAGGTTTCTCCTTGTATTTCTCTCTTAGTTCTGGAAACTCGCTTAAAAACATAATTAACATACTTCTCGTCTCTTTATTGTCTACTAGCTTTGATAACAATTCACGTAAGGCCATAAGATTGTTCATATCAATATCTCTTTTGATTTCAGCGATAACTTCTTCTATTAAATTTTTATTCATCTAAATCCAGCGTAACAATGCTGTCCGAGTTATAAATGCTTACCTTCCCAGTATGTAAATATTTATTATAATCATCTAAAAATATTTGCATATTTTTCCAAGCAGAGTCCATTTGTTCGTCAGTAATAATAAATATTTTACTAGCATAAGGCGGAAATTTCTCTTGAGCTACAAAAGCAAACTCTTTAACATTATATCCAGCTTTCTCCATACCCCTTCTATACCAAGCTGCCTGCATATCATAGCCCCAGTATTTAACTGAATCAGCAAATTGTTTTGGGTCGCATGATTTGGTTGTCTTGTAATCAACAACATAAATTTCTCCAGGCTTATGTAAACCTTTGAAAGGCGGACATATTAAGTCAGGCCTGCACTTGCAAAGAACCTTATCTTCATACCAGAAGAAACTAGCTTCTGGCAATTTATCATCTGCCTGCAAATACATGTTGGCCTCATCTATAATGTTTTCCTTCATACCTTTTATATGATTTAGTTCTGTTTCTTTTATAACGCATGAGTATCTTTCCAACATGTCAGCTTTGTTTTCTTTATAAACTTTGGTATAAGGACTGCCCATAAGCACAGCTACCTCTTGATTAAATACAACCTCCCCTTCTACTAACATATAGTGGGCCGCTGTTCCAAAGTTCATAGCATCTGTAGTCTTTTGCTCTTCATTGATTGCATGTAGCTGCGAATGTCCAAACTTACGCAAGGTACTACTGCTTATTCCTACTTCGGAATGATATAGCTCGTTGGGTATATCTGGATATATAAATGCATCTCCCCTTTGTTCGCAATCGTATTCACTTAATTCTTGTATTGGTTTCATATTATTTCCTTAAAATGGTGGTTCGTCGTCTTTGGGCGGTTCGTAATATTCTTTACGGTCCTCTAACTCCCAACGGTGTTTATAGTTTGGTTGTGATGTTTCTTCGGTCCACTCATCATCATACTCTATAGGTATATCTTCATATACAAATTGATGCGTCAAGGGAACAGGCCAATATCCAAGCTTAGTATGCAAGTCATTAAGATTTTCTGCATAGTCTTTATTTGGATTATACGTCGGAACATATCCTTCGGTATTTTGTTTAAATCTATTGAACAAAGCCTTTGAGTCAAAGTTATCCCTTATGGCTTTCAGCTCAAACTTGGTAGCGTCATAAGGTACAAACCTTACGCCATAAGGGTCTCCATCAGAAACGAATGGGTAGAATTTTATTTTATTACTCATTGTCTACAACAGACTTATCAGCATAGCTATAAGCATCTTCAAATAGCTTTGGGTGGTGTTGCCTAACATATTCTACAAAGGCCTTAATTCTGTTTATACACATAGAATCATCTAAGAATGCATTAGAAAACTTTGGCTCTGGCTTTACATTTGCAAGAGCTTTGTTATGGTTGTTTACACTTTCCATAATCAAGGCCATAGAGTTATCAATTATGGTAGACATCTCAGTCTTATTTGATTGTTTCATTTACTTCTCCAAAAGTTAAAATTAAATACTATATTAAATTGTTTGACTTGTCTACATATTTAGCTATACTAAATGTATATTTATGGAGAAGAGTATGGAAAAAAACAAAAAAAAATACATAGAACACAACAACGACTTAGCATTTAATCTTTCTCTTGGATTAATGAAAGACTATGTTAAGAATTGTCTTGATGATAAAAGTGAAAAGAAGATGGACCCAGTATTGGGAGCTTACTTATTAGTACACAATTTATCTATAGGTCTGTTGTTTACAGCTGAGGGTTGCGAGCAAGAGGTTATAGCTATTTTAAAAGACGCTATAGATGATGCTGAGTACAAGCTTAACAAATCAAGAAAGGTGTCATAATGAGTAGATTAAAAGACTTACTTATAGAAGCTGATAGTTTTGCAGAAGAAGTTATACATAACGGCTGCGAAGACTTTGAGGAGTTTAGTTCTGAAATGAAAAAGCTTAGACATGCAAATCAGAATTGGATAATCAAAGATGATAAATACTTAGAACAAGCATGGACCGAACTAAGGGAGATGGATTGGTATAAGTATGGCCCTGAATAATCCGGAACAGGCAATCACTCGGCTTGTATAAACAATAGACGTGCTGTTGCTTTACTTAGCTTTGGGGTGTGGCTTGCAACGAAACGCCCCACTTAGTTTTAATCTTTGTTATACTTTTAATATGACACACCTAAAGATTATAGATTTTGAATCAAAGCGTCCCAAACCCTCCCACCTGGAAGCAAAAAAAAGACTTGATAATTTTTTTCAAGACTTTGTTACTAGGGGCGCTTCCCCCAAAGAAACGGCAAGCCTCATATTTACTTACGGAGTATGTGAGTTATTGAGCTACGCAGAAACACCTAACGAAGGTTCGGAAGTTATTGACGAGGTTTTATATAACTGTTTTGGTATAAAAAAGGACCTAGATGTTCTATTTACGGGTAGTTTTGTCAAAGATGATGAACCTGAATGACAAAACTATTGGCTTGAAAGCCTTACTGCGCAAGGTTTTGGCGTTTTGTCAGTTTTGTCAGGGTTTTGGTCTAAGTGGTAAAAGGGTCGGAAATGTTCCTAACAGTATGAGATATGTGTAAGGGTAGGTATAAGAATATATGACAAAACTATATATATACTCTTATTTATATATATATATTACTCTAGAGAGCCTACTGTTACAGGGTTTAGAGTTTTGTCAGGGAATGTATGACAAAAGTCTGACAAAACTAAAATTAACATGACAAAACTAAAAAAAGAATTAAGAGATAAATTACCAGAATATGTAGTAAATTTGCTTGAAACACCAGATGTAGTAAAATTTATAAAGAAATATCCAGGAGCAAGATTATTAAATGCGAAATCATACGATAAGAAAAAGTATTAAGGTTGAAAAAACATTAGAGAATACAGATGACATGCCTATTGAGTATGTCAATCACGATGAAAAACATTTAACTAAAAGACAAAGGTTATTAGTCTGGAACGCAGCTAACGACCCACAGCTTACTTGGGCGGAAGCAGCCAAGAAAGCAGGATATAAAAATCCTATAGTCATAGGTAGATATATGCATGAAGGTAATAAGTATGCACATGTTAGACGTGAGTATGAAAGACTGATGTCGGAAGCTAAGAAAAAGTTTGAGCTTACACACGATAAGGCAGTTGAAGACTTATATAAACTTAGAGATGATGCCTGGGGGTCTGGGGCCTATAACGCAGCTATTCAAGCACAAGGTTTATTGTTAAAGGTCGGGGGACTTATTGTTGATAGGAGAGAAGTTCTACACGGAAAGATTGACCAGATGAGTCGGGACGAAGTAGAAAGAAGGTTACAACAGTTGCTAGGAACTAAAGCTTTAGATAATAAGTCGGGAGCAAATGTTATTGAAAACAAGTCGGGAGCTGTATCTAAAAAAGATAAGAATTAATCAAAGAAGCCTTTGTAATAAGCATATATAAATCCAACAATACTGCCTACAACAAAGTAGGCTAGAACAGATAATATTAGTATTTCAAATAAGTTCATTCTGACACCTCCTCTAAAAAAAACTCCATTCTATTTAAATTAACTTTTCCCTTGTCTAATTTATTTTCCAGTTCTTCTATTGCTTCATCTTCTGTTTCAGCTTCAAGTTTTATTGCTATCTTTACAATATAGTTTTCATTCCATATATGCATTTTTTACCTCCTCTACTTCAAACTTATTAACATACATATCATCAAGTTTGCTAGACTTTGACATCAAACCACCTTCCATAGCTTTGCTCCACGCTTCTTCTTTATTATCTGCTTCAACAACTACAGAATTTACATGAGTTAAATGTTCTATTACTTTATATTTCATCTGACACCTCCTTATAAGTTTTAATATCAGCTTTAATATTATTTTGTTTATAGTAATTTTTCATAAGTTCTATAATAAATTTTCTAGTTTCCTCATAATCATTTTCATCTAAATAACTGTAAGAATATAAAAAATCATCTTTACTGCACGTTAACATATCATTTATTTTATGAAGCTCATCAGCAAAATGAAATCCTTTACTCATCTGACACCTCCTCTAAATGTCTTATAATTTTCCATATAATATTCCAATCTCCTTTTTTTGCGTTCCATTGGGCTAGAATAGATTTACCTTCACAATGTCTAACAGTAATTACTCCATTAGATAAATCGGCAAAAAATCCTGCACTTCCTAGTTCTTTTTCCATACTTCTTCTCCTTTTTAAAATTTATGGTTTGTATCTAGTAAATAACAAAATATCATTAAGATAATAAATATTATTTCTAGCACTCTTGCTCTTCTTCTTCAATTTCTGTTAACCAGTCGTCAAAGTCGTTAGCTAATCCGTTAGGCATATCATTATTTAAGACAACTGGTTTAGGGCCATCACTCCATTCAACTAAAATTGTTGTTGATACTATTCTTCTTTCCATTAGTTTTGCTCCTTTAAAATTTTAAGTAGGTAAATAACATCATGGATACAATCTCCAATAGTTATTTCAGTTCCTTCATTGTCTTTAGGTTGGTTTTTAATATCATCACTTAAAGCGTTTTTAATATCTTCCATATCACATAAAGCACTAGCAATTTCATTATTAATACTCATTAGTCTTGCTCCTTTATATTTCATTTGTTTTAATTTTCTTACCATTTAAATAGTATTCATATTTTATTTTAGAGACATAAGCAGATACTATTTCATCTATTGTTCCCTCAGAATAAAGACTATCTAATTCTTTAAGGTCTTTAACTTCTACATTTCCACAATTTACAGTAGTTTTTTTAATTTCAATTATCATCAGTCTTGCTCCTTTAATATTATTGTGTAGTTATCTTCCCAGTATTCCGTGTCGGGTACTAATTCATAACCTTTGGAAAAAATATTGTCGGAATTATCTTTATTAATAATTTTTGCAGGGTATATGGTTATCATTATGTCGGTATTGGGTAATACCTTATGTTCTATAAAGTATGGCTTGTTTCCAATTATTACTTCTTTGTAATTATTGCTGTCGGATTTAATTTTCATAATCTTCCGTTGAAAATCTTTTTAAGCCCTTCTAAAGCATTGTTTGATAAATGCTGTAGATGTAGTGGTATTTCTTTTTTTGTAGCCTGTCCGCGAGGGTAGGTATGTATATGAGCAAATAATTGATAATCAGATTTACTCATAATTTTCTCTGCATCTTTCATTGTTATATCTGCATTAAGATTATATTTTTCTGTTAACTGTTGTAAAAATTCTTTGTAGATAGTTTTCATTTATTTCTCCTGTAAATGCTAGTTTTTAATAGGAACTAGCAAACCTAAATGAGCATTGGACAAATATGAAAAGCCAATGCACACGGAGTAATTAAAATTGTTGAATGATAAAGCTAGTATCATCAATCATTATTACTTGCGTTGCGTGTTCTATTTGCTCTATAGATTGATAATCGTCTCCATAGTCCTCTTGGAACTCTGCAAGGTCTTCATACTCAACGTACTCACAACAAAAGGCTATTACATCAAGTTCTATCTGTTCGCCTGTAGAGTCTTCATATTCCTCTAAGTAATCATAGAGGGCAATTAGTCCCTCATATGTGAAATTATCGCCTCTACCCATTCTATGAAATGCTGAAGTAAAGTCGCTTTTATATATTGTTTGTATCATTGTTTACTCTCCCGTAATTATTGGCTTCTAGTGTCTGAGTGTATGCGATAGTTTCTGCAACATCATCTGCTGTCTGAAAACTTTGAACATCATCTCCCTTGTACTTTAAAAACTTTCCGTTTGGTTTAAATATTGCTGTCTCACAATTAGCACAACTATCTAAGCTATGTTGATTGCTTTTAGCTAGATATTTATTTGAACAATAGTTTACTCTACCGAATTGAACAGATACCTCATAGCCATTTTCAAAAGTCATTGTAAAGCCTTGATAAAATCCTTCATTATCTTTTCTTACTTGTAACATTATTTACTCTCCGATTTTTTAATTTCAAATAAAGGTGGTGTTGGCTCTGCGACTGCTTTACCGCCCCCGTGTTCGGTCATTAGATGAACAATTAGATTTACCGCTAACCCCCATCCAGTTAAAAGCAATATGGCTTCTTCTGGTCTATGCATATCAACATATGCTTGTAGCTCTTCTTGACTCTTATAAGTAGCATATATATTGCTACCTTTAATATTTAAAGGCTCTGTTTTTTCTTTTCCAAATCTCTTTTCCATTTCTTTGGTTACTTTGGAAGTGTCAATTTTAAATTCAGCATTTTTGCCGTTTGGAAGTGTAAATTTAGTTTTCTTTTTATTCATATTCTTCTCCGTTAGTTTATACCACCAAAAGCCACAAAAGAGTGGCTTGTTAAGGTGGGGGAGGTTATATTCCCCAAGTATGATGATT